CTGTGCAAAAGCCAGGAGGATTGGGACTATCTTCTGGTGGTAATAGAGAGTATGTCCCTTACCTACTACGTGCAGCCGCATCAGTAGGAGTTGAAAACTTTTTTATGGAGGTACATGAAGACCCAGATAACTCACCAAGTGACGGCCCTAATATACTACACCTTAAAGACTTTGAACATGTATTAAAATCAGTCAAGCGAATCCAACGTGCTATCTAAGCACAAGGAAGGGGCGAATATGCAACAACATGAAACTAACAGCAAGTTCATCAAGCACATGGCCTGTGAGAACTGTGGCTCAAGTGATGCCAACAGTCTCTATGATGACGGCCATACCTATTGTTTTAGTTGTCACACAACAGTCGGAGCGAACAAAGACATGCAAGCAGAACAAGTAGTACCAATCAATAGAAAGTCTAATTCAACTTACATACTGTCACAGATTGACGACAGAAAAATTACACAAGAAACATGTAAAAAGTATAATGTCATGGTAGCTAAGTCTGGCTCTATGATTACTGAGCATCAGTATAAATACTATGACAAGGATGGTGGTCAGATTGCATGTAAGTATCGACGCACCAGCGACAAAAAGTTCTGGTCAGAGGGTCAGCTATCTAAGGCTGGTCTGTTTGGACAGAATGTATTCAACCAAGGTGGTAAGTACATTACAGTATGTGAGGGTGAGCTTGATGCCATGAGTGCATACGAGTTACTTGGTTCTAAGTGGCCTGTCGTATCTATCAAGAACGGTGCAGCATCTGCCCTCAAGAACTGCAAGCAATCCTTTGACTACCTCAATAAGTTTGATACTGTGGTCGTATGCTTTGACAACGATGAGCAAGGCAAACTAGCAGAGCAACAGGTTGCACAGTTGTTTGAGCCTAACAAGTGTAAGATTGTAAGCCTTGATCTCAAGGATGCTAACGAGTATCTCAAGACAGGACAACGTGAGAAATTTGTACAGGCATGGTGGAACGCACGTACCTACACGCCAGCAGGTATTGTAAACTTAGCTGACCTTGGCTCCTCTCTGTACGACGAGAAGATCAACGAGACTTGTCACTATCCCTGGCCTAAGATGAACGAGAAGACTTACGGTATGCGTACTGGTGAGCTTGTGACGTTCACCTCTGGTGCAGGTATGGGTAAGTCCAGCATCATGCGTGAGCTTATGCATCATATCATGAGTAACACAGAGGCTAACATTGGTGTGCTTGCCCTTGAAGAAAGCACAAAGAACACTGCCTTCAATATCATGAGCGTTGAGGCTAACGCTAGGCTGTACATCAAAGAGATACGTGAGCAGTACACACCAGAGCAACTCAAGGTATGGCAGGATGCTACGCTTGGTAGCGGCAGGTTCTTTGCCTTCGACCACTTTGGTAGTATAGAGAACGATGAGATACTGGATCGTGTACGCTACATGGCAAAGGCACTTGACTGCAAGTGGGTATTCCTTGATCACCTGTCTATCTTGGTATCAGGTCAAGAGGACAATGGCGACGAGCGTAAGTCAATCGATATACTAATGACCAAGCTACGATCACTGGTTGAGGAGACTAACATAGGCTTGCTACTTGTCAGTCACCTACGTAGACCTGGAGGTGATCGTGGTCATGAGGATGGACGTGAGGTATCGCTCTCGCACCTACGTGGCTCTGCATCTATTGCACACCTATCTGATGCAGTCATTGGCCTAGAGCGTAACCAACAAGCAGAGGATGATGTAGAAGCTAATACTACTACAGTGCGTATACTCAAGAACAGATATACTGGTGAGACAGGTGTATCCTGCTACCTCCACTATGACCGTGATACTGGCCGCATGACTCAAGTGGACAATCCCTTTATGGAAGGAGAGGAGTAATGGAGACTGTTAAAAAGAAGTTTGACAAAGATCTCTATGATGTTGCTGATAAGAAAGCCAAAGAGGTTATGATGGGTTGGCTCGAAAAGAACACAAACTCAACAGACATTACAATGAAAGAGAATACATACTTTGATATTACATGTAGCATATCACCTGATCTACCTCGCCACTTCTATGAGGTAGAGATAAAGTATTCTTGGAAAGGTGACTGGCCTAGCTCATGGAAAGATATACGTATACCATACAGAAAGAAAAGACTTCTTGACAAGTGGAAGAAAGATCACTATAATGATCTACTAACATTCGTTGTCTTCAGAGATGACTGTAAGCAAGCATGGTTCTTTGATGGTGACAGTGTCCTTAATTCAGAAGTCAAGGAAGTTTCTAATCGTAACATCCGCAAGGGTGAGATGTTCTTTCACCTTCAAATTAAAGATGGATATATAGTGGACATAGATTAATGGAAGCAATCGTAGACATTGAGACTGATGCTTTAGATGCAAGTATGATACACTGCATCGTAGCTAAACACTATCAAACAGGAGAGATGCGTCAGTGGATTGGTGATCAATGTCAAGAGTTTGGTGAGTGGTCAAAGCGTATATCAAAGTTCATTATGCACAATGGTATTAGCTTTGATGCTCCCATTCTTAACAAGCTAACAGGTTCTGCTATCGCACCTGCACAGGTACGTGATACTCTTATTGAGTCACAGCTATTTAATCCTGTGCGTGATGGCGGTCACTCACTACAGTCATGGGGCGAACGCTTTGGATTTCCTAAGATAGACTACCATGACTTCAAACAGTACACACCTGAGATGTTAGAGTACTGTAAGCGAGACGTTGATCTTACTCATAAGGTAGCACAGAAACTAGAAGAAGAAAGCAAAGGTTTCTCTGATGCTTGTTATAATCTAGAGCGTAACATTAGAATTATATTAGACAAGCAGCAACGTAATGGCTTTGCCTTTGATCTTAAAGAAGCACAGATACTTCTAGCCCAGCTTGAAGACGAACAACACCAGCTAGAGAACGATGCTGAGAAAGAGTTTGAACCTACGATTATAGAACTAAAGACCAAAACAAAAGAGATACCGTTCAATATAGCAAGTCGTAAGCAGATAGCTGAACGTCTGATGGATCGTGGATGGAAACCACAAAGATTGACAGAGAAAGGTAACGTCATTGTTAGTGAGGAAATCTTATCTAAAATAAACATGCCAGAGGCACAGATGTTTAGTCGTTACTTTCTTCTACAGAAAAGAACTGGACTTCTCAAGTCATGGATACAAGAGTGCGATGAAGACCTACGTGTACGTGGCAAGGTTCTTACTCTACGCACAATCACTGGACGCATGGCACATAACAGTCCTAATATGGCACAAGTACCAGCCGTGTACAGTCCCTACGGTAAAGAGTGTCGTCGCCTGTGGACAGTATCTAATCCAGAGACACACAAGCTTGTAGGTACTGATGCCTCTGGCCTTGAGCTTAGATGTCTTGCACATTACATGAATGACGCTGCTTTTACACAAGAGGTTCTTACTGGTGATGTACACACTGCCAACCAACAAGCAGCAGGACTAAAGACTAGAGATCAAGCAAAGACTTTTATCTATGCTTTTCTTTATGGTGCAGGTCCAGCCAAGATTGGTAAAGTTGTTGGTGGTTCTGCTCATGATGGACAAAAGCTTATATGGAAATTTTTAAAGAACATGCCAGCCCTCAAAAAACTACGTTCTAATGTACAAGAGGCTTCACAGTCTGGTAGTATTCCAGGTCTTGATGGTAGAAGACTACACATTAGATCAGAACATGCTGCACTGAACACACTGTTGCAGGGTGCTGGTGCTATTGTATGTAAGCAGTGGCTTGTAGAGATGGACAACAAGATACGTAAGACTGGACTTGATGCTAGGCTTGTAGCCTCAGTACACGATGAGTATCAGTTTGAGGTAGCCAAGGCTGATGTTAAACGCTTCACACAAATTACTAAAGATGCTATGTATCGAACACAAAAAGCATTTAACTTTAAATGTGATCTTGACTCTGATTATAAAGTTGGAAATAATTGGGCAGAAACACATTAAAGTTATTGACAATACCATATCGCTATGGTATAATACGTTTGTTGTTTATTAGTAGTAGACATCAAACATTAAAACGAACCCTAAAACGAACCCTAAAGGAGAATATAAATGGAATGGTTAGACCCTGTTGTTTTTTCTGGCAAGTGTCATTATGCTTGCATCACCGAACCTAATACAAAGTTTGAGCCTGTGTGGTCAATTCTTGTTGAGGTAGATGATGACAATCGTAAGACTATTGAAGATGCTAATCTTACTATCTCCAATAAAGATGACATTGGAGATTTTGTTAGATTAAAACGTAAGGTCTTTAAACAAGACGGTACTAAGAAAAGTCCTCCCAAGGTTGTAGATTCTCAGAACAATCCTTGGAACTCTGATAAGAAAATTGCTAACGGTAGTACTGTAACGGTAAAAGTTACTCCTTTTAAATATGATGGTAACTCTTCTCGACCTGCTGGCATATCCGCTACTCTTGATGCTGTACAGATTGTCAATTTTATTGAGTATCAGTCTCAAGACTTCGCCCCCGTAGATGGTGGGTATGTTCAAGAAACAGAAGAAGTACCTTTTTAATATAAGGAGCAATGAGGGGGATGGGATTACCCTGTCCCCCTCTTTCTATTAATATGAAAACAATTAAAACTTTAGTAGAAGATATTTATGATCTGTTCTCTCTTAATCCTGTTACAATGTCAGAGGAAGAAGTTGATAAATACATTGATAACTTTGGAGAAATGGTTAAGCTGCACACTAAAAAATTCTTATACGATGAGGAATCTGTAGATAAAAAACTTAGGCTATCTCAAATAGGTAAACCAGACAGACAGTTATGGTTTAATATTAATTTAAATAAAGAACGTGAGGAGCTTTCACCAAGCACACGCATTAAATTTTTGTATGGTTATATTCTAGAAGAGTTTCTTTTGATGTGTGCGTCCATTGCTGGTCATGATGTTAAGGATCAACAAAAAGAAGTTAGTGTTGGCGGTGTAGTAGGACACCAAGATTGTATTATTGATGATGTTCTTGTTGATGTTAAGAGTGCATCTACTAGTTCATTTAGAAAATTTAAACAAAACAAACTTACAGAAGATGATCCCTTTGGTTATATCGCACAGATATCTGCATATGCCCAAGCAAATAATTTAAAAGAGGCTGCTTTTTTAGCCATAGATAAATCAACTGGAGAGCTTACACTAGCCCCAGTTCATTCAATGGAGTTTATAAATGCTGAAACAAGGATTAACCATCTTAAAAGAATGGTTGTTAGCGATGTTATCCCTGATCGCTGCTACGATCCTGTTCCTGATGGCAAGTCTGGTAATTCTAAGTTACCCGTTGGTTGTGTTTTTTGTTCTCATAAAAGAGAATGTTGGTCAGACGCTAATGCAGGAAGAGGGATACGTGTCTTTAAATATGCACAAGGTAAGAGATACTTGGTTCAGATTGGCAAAGAACCTGATGTCCCTGAAGTGATTGACTGGTAATGCACTGGAAGTACAAAAGAAAACCAGACCCTACTACACACTTTGGCTTTGTCTATATTATTACTAATAAGAAAACATCTAAATGTTATATAGGATGTAAACAATATTTCTATACAAGAAAAAAGAAAAAGGTAGAATCAAACTGGAAAGTATATACTGGTTCTAGTAAACACCTAAATGAAGACATAAAGAAACATGGTAAAAGAAACTTTAAGTTTGAGATTATAGGTGAGTATAAAAACAAACGTAGCTTAAAATATTATGAGTGTTATTATCAAATGATTAATCACGTACTAACAAAGAAACTAGAAGGCACTGATGAGCAAGCCTACTACAATAACTATGTAGGTGGTAAATTCTACAGGCCCGTACAAGAGCCACCAGATGATTGATGATATATTACAAGCTGAATCTTTATATGATCTAACAAATAAAAATCCTGATAGGTCACTCAACCTTGCAATTATTTTACAAGCACTGCTTGACTTATCCAAACCAGAGAAGTATAATGAGCCGCATGAAACATCCCTGTACAGAGATCAGGCGATGGCGTGGGTCTTTGCATCTGTAGGTACAACATGTGAAAACTTTCATATAACATGTGAGCTTGCTGGTGTAGAACCAGACACAGTTAGAACCTTTGCTTTACGAGTAACCCTATCGGAGAACGTAGATGACATCAGACAAAAACTTCACTCCTTCCTGTGATACTATGGAGAGGCAGGTAGGTGGTGATCATTATAAAGACTGTGGTATACAACCTGTTGAGTACATACATGCAAATGACCTAAACTATTTTGAGGGTAATGTTATTAAATATATTACCAGACACAGAACGAAAGGAGAAGGTAAGAAAGATATAGAGAAAGCTATACACTATGCCGAAATGATTTTGAAATTTTATTACAACTAAGGAGGGGGCGATGGCACAATTCCGATCAAACGAAAATCCTATGTTTCGTTCAAAGTTTAGTGAGGATATCTTCAAGCAGAAGTATGCTCACCATAACTGTGAGACATGGGATGCACTAGCATCTGTTCTCGTAGATGATGTCTGCCAGAACTATATGTCTAAGGATGACAAAGAAGAACTTAAAAGAATTATAACAGACCTAAAGTTTATTCCTGGTGGTAGATATCTCTACTATGCTGGACGTGATAACAAGTTTTTTAACAACTGCTACTTGCTCAAGGCAGAAGAAGATACAAGAGAAGACTGGGCAAACATATCATGGAAGTCTGAGTCCTGCCTCATGACAGGTGGTGGTATTGGTGTAGACTATAGCGTCTACCGTGAAGAGGGTAGACTGCTAAATGGTACAGGTGGTCTAGCATCTGGCCCTATACCTAAAATGCAAATGATCAATGAGATAGGCAGACGAGTTATGCAGGGTGGTTCTAGAAGGTCTGCAATATATGCAAGTCTTAATTGGAAACATCCAGACATAGATGCTTTCCTTAAATCAAAGAACTGGTATGACATGCCTATTGGCACAACAGAACACAGCATTGGTCAGATCAAAGAGCAAGACTTTAATTTTCCTGCACCACTAGACATGACTAATATCTCTGTAAACTATGATACAGAGTGGCTACTAAATTATTATGAGACAGGAGATGTAGGAGATGCCTTTAGGACTAATGTTAGCCAGAGCCTTAGAACTGGTGAACCAGGATTCTCATTCAACTTCTTTGATAAAGAAAAAGAAACACTCCGCAATGCCTGTACAGAAGTCACGTCAGAAGATGATTCAGATGTGTGTAACCTTGGTTCTATTAACATGGGTCGCATTGACAATCTTGCAGAGTTTTCTAATGTAGTAGAACTAGCTACTAAGTTTCTGCTGTGTGGTACACTACGTGCCAAGCTACCTTACCAGAAAGTCTATGACGTTAGAGAAAAGAACCGTAGGCTTGGTCTAGGTCTAATGGGTATACATGAGTGGCTGATCAAAGCAGGACAGAAGTATGAGGTAACTGAGGGACTACATAAGTGGCTGTCTGTATACAAAGGTATTAGTGATAACACTAGTGCTAAGTTTGCTGATCATCTTAATGTATCACGCCCTGTGGCTAATCGTGCTATTGCACCTACAGGTTCTATTGGTATCCTTGCTGGTACATCTACAGGCATTGAGCCTATCTTTGCTGTGGCATACAAGCGTAGGTATCTCAAGAACGGTACACGCTGGCACTACCAGTATGTGGTAGACAGTGCTGCACAAGAGATCATTGACCTGTATGGTGTTAATCCTACTAAAATTGAATCTGCTCTTGATCTTGCATCTGACTATAAGAGACGCATTAAGTTTCAAGCAGACATACAGGACTACGTAGATATGTCTATCTCTTCTACAATTAACCTACCTGAGTGGGGTAGTAAACTTAATAACGAAGACACAGTAGACGACTTCACTGAGACACTGGCTACCTATGCTGGTAGGCTACGTGGATTTACAGTGTACCCTGATGGGTGCCGTGGTGGTCAGCCACTTAGTAGCGTACCCTACTCTGAAGCCGTTGAGAAACTAGGTGAGGAGTTTGAAGAGGGACTAGAGACACACGACATCTGTTCTATCACTGGTCATGGTGGATCATGTGGAGTATAAAAAGTTCTTGACATAAGGACATTATTGTAGTATAATATATGTGTGATGCCAATAATGGGTCACGTAATATCAACTTGCTAATAGGAGAATGATATGGTTAATTCACTTACAATGTTTGAAACTCTGCCTGAGTGGGCTATTGGTCACGAAAGGTTCTTAGATGATGCTGTTAGGATATGGAATAGTATGTCTAAAGCATATCCACCACACAATCT